GCCAATCATTCAGGGTGGGTCAAAGGTCAGTTTATGATGACCATATCTGAACAGGAATTACAGAAAATTGCCCCAAAGGTGCTTGAAAACAAAATCAAGAAATATTTAGGGGGACTTGGTAAATGATAAATTCAATAGTTGAAGCAATCAGTTGTTCCCTGAATGAAGAATTTGGGGATGATTATGAAATTCACAATGAAGAAATTAAGCAAGGTTTGAAAGAGCCTTGTTTTTTTATTGCTTGCTTGAACCCAAACAACAACCTTTTCCTTGGCAAACGGTATGAACGTACCAATCAGTTTTGCATCCAGTATTTCCCACAGTCTGCAAAGAAGCAGCGGGAATGTGCTGATGTGGCTGAAAGAATGTACGACTGTTTGGAGTACATCACAACAGACGGTGATACCAAGCCAATCAGGGGTTCAAACATGAATCATCAGGTGGTTGACGGTGTTTTGAATTTCTTTGTCAATTATGACTATTTCACAGTCAAGACGGAAGATCAGACACCAATGGAAACTATGACGGCAAGCACGAGTGTGAAGGAAGGTGATTGATTATGGCAGCAAAAAAGACAACAACGGAAAATGCTGCAAAGTCTGAACAGACTGAACCAATGTTCAGTAAAGAACAGATTCTTGCATCTGCCCGTTTTGCAAACAAAAGGGACTTGGTGGATGCCCTTCTTGATGAAGATAAAAGTTACACCATAGAAACTGTTGACAATTTAGTTGAAAAATACATGAAAGGAAAGGTGAAATAATATGGCATTAGGCGGTGGAAATTGGATTTCCCAAAACAAAGATCTTCCCGGTGCATATATCAACTATGTCAGTTTGTCAAATGCAAATTCTGCATTATCTGACAGAGGTATTGCAACAATGCCCCTTGAACTTGATTGGGGTGTTGATGATGGGGTTTTTACCGTAACCAATGAAGATTTTCAGAAAAATTGTTTGAAAATTTTTGGTTATCCATCAACGGATGATCGCATGAAAGGTTTACGTGATCTTTTCATCGGTTGTAAGACACTTCATACATATCGTTTGAATGGCGGCGGTAAAAAGGCGGTCAATGACCTTGCAGAAGCAAAATACAGTGGAACACGAGGTAATGACATTAAAATTGTTATTCAGGCAAATGTAGATGAACCCGAAAAGTGGGATGTATTAACTTACATGGACACAAGCAGAGTTGATGAACAGACAGTGGCAAATAAGGCAGACTTAAAGGCAAATGACTATGTAACATTTAAGACATCCACAATGGAACTTGCAAAAACCGCTGGAACACCACTGGCTGGTGGGACAAACGGAACAGCAGACGGTGATGCACATTCAAAGTATTTGAATAAAATTGAATCTTATACTTTCAATACGATGGGTGTTGTTATTACGGATGATCCGACAAAAAAACTGTATATCGCATTTCAGAAACGATTGCGTGATGAAGTCGGAAAGAAATTTCAGACAGTGCTTTACCGTGTGGATTCAGATTATCTCGGTGTCATTTCTGCAAAGAACAAAGTCATTGATGACGGCTGGTCAGAAGCATCCATTGTATACTGGTTGACAGGAAAAGAATGTGCTTGTCCAGTGCAGTCAAGTCTTGAAGCAACAAAGTATGATGGTGAATTTTCTGTTGATACAGATTTTACACAGACAGATTTGAAGAACTTTATCAAAGCCGGGCAGCTTGTTCTTCATAACGTAGACGGAGAAATTGAAGTGCTGGTTGACATCAACACACTTGTTACACTTACAGAAACGTGTGGTGAAGTATTTCAGGATAATCAGACTATTCGTGTTATTGATCAGCTCGGAAATGATGATGCTGTTTTGTTTAACACGAAATATCGTGGAAAAATTCCAAATAAAGCATCGGGAAGAACGGCGTTGTGGTCTGATTTAGTACAGATCAGAAAAAACTTACAAGATCTTGGCGCAATCGAAGATTTTTCTGACAAAGATGTGGTTGTTACACAGGGTAATTCAAAGAAATCAGTTGTGGTTACAGATGCAATTACTGTTGTAAATGCAATGAGTAAGATGTATATGACCACCACGGTACAGTAGAAAGGGGTGAATACACATGGAAGGTAATGTAACCATGAAAGCAAGGGACACTATTGCAGCGAAACTTGCAGAATGTTTCTTAACTATTGGCGGCAGACGTTATAACTTCATGCAGATGATTGACATGGAAGCAAAGGTTGATAAGACTAAGGCAAAAGTGCCAAGACTTGGTGCTGTAATGGTCGGTCATAAATCAGTAGGAATGGAAGGTACATTTTCAGGAACAGCCCATTATAATCAGTCGGTGTTGCGTAGAGCATTGGCGGATTACAAGGATACTGGAGAAGATGTATACTTTGAAATGCAGATTATCAATGATGATCCGACATCTGACGCTGGCAGACAGGAAATTATTTTCTATGACTGCAATACTGATGGTGGTGTTTTGGCAAAATTTGACGCTGACGGTGAATATCTTGATGAAGAGATCGAAGGAACATTTGAGGATTTCTCAATGCCAACAGAATTTGCAGAGTTGACAGGCTTTGCAGTAGCTTAAAAATTACGATAACCAGTAACAAAGAACCCCTTGTGTGACTTCATATAACAGTCATATAAAGGGGTTTTATTATTAAATGGAGAACAGAAAGGACGGAATGAATATGTCAAAATTTAGCGCATTTATGAAACAGAATAAGGTGGAGAGAAAGAATGAACAGTATGCACCAACTAAATCTTTGATCGGTGGAGACGGTACACCGCTAAGATTTGAGTTTAGACACTTGACTTCAAAAGAGAATGAGAAGATCCGTGATGACTGTACGATTGATGTTCAGGTTACCGGAAAGCCTAATGTTTATCGCCAGAAACTTATTACGAACAAGTATTTGAATGAAATGATCGTTGCTTCAACAGTTGTTCCGGACTTATACGATGCAGAGTTGCAGAACTCTTATGGTGTTAAGACACCGGAAGATCTCATTTATGCAATGATAGATGATCCGGGTGAATACAATGATTTGTCCGCATGGATTCAGAAATTTAACGGATTTGATGTATCTATGGATGACAAGAAGGAAGAAGCAAAAAACTAATTGAAGAAGGGGATGGTGAAGCGAATTATGCTTACTATGCCCTTCATAAATTAAAAATATTACCTTCACAGTGGTTGGATATGACCGATGAAGAAAAAGCGTTTATTTATGCGTGTATTGATATTCGTATAGATAAAGAAAAGAAAGAAAGAAAAGAAGCAGAAAGAAAAGCTAGGAAGGGAAGGTGATGATGTATGGCTTCAATTCAAACTGGTATTCAGTTGGATGATAATTTTTCCAATGTAATATATGGAATTATAAATTCTGTAAATATAGCAGTTTCAAGTATGGCAGAAATGCAACAGGCTATGAATGCAGACATTGACACAAGTTCTATTGATGCGGCAAGGCAAGAATTGACCAACGCAACACTTGCAGCAAACGAACTGAATCAAGCCATGCAAAATGTTGGTTCTTCCCCTACTCAAACACCAATTCAACCATCTGTTGCCCCACCTGTGCAACAACCGGTACAGTGGCAGTCAGATGGCTTGGAAGTGTTTGATACGTCAGGCATTCAGCGATGGGAACAAGAAGTTCAAAGTGCTGAACAAATGCTTGAACAACTGAATAATACGCAGTCACAGATTGCAGAACAGGCAACCAGCACGGATATACTTGACCCAAATGCAGTAAATGATCTGACGCAGTTAGGAAACAGGATACAATCTATTCAGGATCATATTCAACAGATTGAGGATGATCAAATAAATGTTGGTACTGATACGACAAATGCACAACTTGAACAGTTACGATCACAGTTGAATCAAGCTATTGGACAGCAAGACGAACTGAATCAAGCCATGCAAAATATGGATGCAAGTGGTATAAATACTGCATATTTGCGTTTGTCACAGACAATCAGCAGAACAGAAAGAAGTATCCGGGACGGTTTTCAACAACCGCTTGAAATACCAGTTGAATGGCAAACAACAGAACTGGATGTGTTTACGGGTACAGGTATTGAACGATTTCAACAAGAAATCACATCAACAAATCAGATGCTTAATATACTGTCCAGCAGACAGAATCAGATTGCACAAAATGCGTCTAATACTGATATTTTTTCAGAAAGTGCAGTTCAAGATATCACTTCAATGAACCAGCGTATTCAGGCAGTGCAGTCAAGAATACAACAGCTTGAAAATAATCCATTGAATATAGGATCTGATATTGCCAATGCTGAATTAGAACAATTAAGATCCCAACTTAATCAAGCACTACAGGCACAAGAACAGTTGAATAGAGCAGTTGAAAATATGGATGTATCTGCTGCTAATTCAGCTTATAGTCAGTTATCACAAACTATTGGAAATACTGAACGGCATATTAGGGACAATGTAGATGAACAGGGTAGATTTACACAGGCTGTTGAACAGACGCAGACGCAAAGTGACCGGCTGATGGACACAATCAAAAGAACAGTAGCCACATATGCTACTATACAGAGCCTCAAAGGTGCAGTTGGTGTATCTGATGAATTAACGCAAACAGCGGCACGATTGGATACAATGAACGATGGCGTTCAGACTACTAATGAACTGTTAGAAATGACCTATGTTGCAGCACAGAACGCACGTGGTGAATTTGGTGATATGGCAGATGTTGTTGCAAGGTTTGGTAATAATGCTGGTGATGCATTCAGCAGTTCAGCAGAAGTTGTTTCTTTTGCAAATTTAATTCAAAAGCAGATGACCATTGCTGGCGCATCTACACAGGAAGCATCAAATGCAATGTTGCAGTTATCACAAGCACTTGGTTCAGGTGTATTACGTGGTGATGAATTGAATAGTATTTTTGAACAATCTCCAAACTTGATTAGAGGTATTGCAAATTACATTGAAAACAATGATGCATTACTTGATAAGATGGCAAGTGGAATTAAAATGAAATCAGCAAATTTGAAAGGTAATGTAATGTCACATATTCGTGATATTGCATCAGAAGGGTTGATTTCAGCAGATATTGTCAAAGCATCTGTATTTTCTGCATCGGATGAAATCAATGCAAAATTTGAAGCAATGCCAATGACATGGGGGCAGATGTGGACATCTTTCAAAAATACGGCAATGATGGCGTTTCAACCCGTGTTGCAAGATATGAATGACCTTGCCAACAGTGAAGGATTTCAGACTTTTGTAACAAATGCAGTAAATGACCTTGCGATTGTAGCGGGTGTAGTATTAGGTATTTTTTCAACAATTGGATCAGTAGCTGGTTTTGTATCTGATAATTGGGGTGTAATAGCACCAATCATTGGTGCAGTAGTTACGGCATGGGTTGCGTATAATGGTGTATTAGCTGTATATAACACCATTCAGGCGGTATCAAACGGATTGGCGGCATTATCGGCTGCAAGATCTGCAATAAAAGCCGGTGCTACATTAGCAGAAGCAGCGGCAACAACAACAGCAACCGGCGCACAAGTTGGATTGAATACAGCATTGCTTGCTTGCCCTTTAACATGGATCATCTTATTGATTATTGCACTGATAGCAGTAATCATTGCTGTTGCAAACCATATTGCTAATATGGGGGGGACAGCAACAACCACTTTTGGTGTAATTTGCGGTGGTATCAATGTAGTAATTCAATTCTTTAAGAACTTAGGCTTATCAGTTGCCAACATTGCACTTGGGATTGGTAATGCAATCGCTGCACTTGGTTCAAATATCATCACAGCTTTTCATAATGCAATCTGTGATGTGCAGTCGTTTTGGTATGATTTGTTATCTACTGTAATGTCTGTAATTGACGGAATTTGTGCGGCATTGAATAAAATACCATTTATTGAATTTGATTATTCTGGTGTAACACAGGCAGCAGATGACTATGCGGCAAAATCAGCAGAAGCGGCAAGTAATAAAAAAGATTATAAATCAATCAGTGATGCATTTAATGACGGAAATTCCACATTTGATACATTTCAAAAAGGCTGGGCTTCTGATGCATATGCAAGTGGTGCAAAATGGGGTGATAGTGTTTCTGCTAAGTTGAAAAAAAGTGTATCAAGTAAAGCCACCAAATTACCTGATACGGACAAATACACTAAGGTATTGAACAATGCGGCAAACAATGCGGCACAAACGGCGGCAAATACTGGAAAGACTTCTGATAATACTAAGAAAATAGCAAAATCAGTAGAAATTAGCAGCGAGGATCTAAAATACTTACGTGACATTGCTGAAAGGGATGTTGTCAACCGTTATACAACAGCAGCTATAAATGTAAAACAGACAAATCATAATACCATTAACAATGATATGGATTTGGATGGTGTTACAGAACATTTACGTAGTACCGTTGAAGAACAAATGGCAGCGGCAGCAGAAGGAGTGTATTAAGATATGGCATATTACTTTTATATTGACAAGGTGTTATTTCCGGTCACTCCGGCAAAATTTCAGTTACGTGTGAACAATAAAAATGAAACCGTCACCCTCATTAACGAGGGTGAGGTGAATTTAATAAAATCACCCGGATTGACAGATATAGATGTGGATGAATTGATATTACCGTTATATCAAAATTATCCATTTGCGGTATATGAAGGTGGTCAGTTTCAATCCGCAGATTATTACCTTGATAAGTTAGAAGCATGGAAAACTGGGAAAAAACCACATACTTGCATTCTTTCAAGGGTATCACCCAATGGTGCTGAATTACTTTTTGATACAAATATTCGCATAACCATTGAAGATTATGAAATAGTAGAAGATGCTGAAAAACAAGGAATGGACATTACTGTAAAGTTGTCCATGAAACAATATAAAGACTGGGGTGCAAAAAAATTGAAAATTACCAAAAATAAAAAAACAGGTAAGAA